CAGAGAAATCTTTAATGATAAAGTTTCTATTGAATTGAGATGTAGGAACTGTAGTATAATTCAAACCAAAGTTTGTTATGGAAACATCACCGACTGCACCAATCTTAGGCGCTACGGTAGAACATGCATAAAGTTCTGCACCCGAACCAGTTGAAGAAGAGACTGTAACAGTAGGAGTCTTTAAGAATCCATTACCACTATTAGAAATATCAACCTTCGTGATTTGTCCACGTTCAGCTGAAACTCCCAAGTCTACAAATGTCTGTGGTTCCAGAATAATCTGAGTACCATCTTCTAGTACAAGGTTGTCTAACTCACCTACAGTTTGTTCAAGTGTTGCAAAGAAAATATCTGCATCTTCTCTAAGAAGTTGCTTACCATCTTCCATAATGATATCACCAGTAAGGTCTTGTGTAGTACCTTCTTCTAGTGCATATTCTAATGCAGACTTTTCAGTTAATAGTAAACCGCTATCTTCTAATACAATGTTATCGCCATCTGCGAGTAGTACATAAGAATTTCCTAATGTACTATCTTCCATTTCAAAATTATCATTTTGAATTGTTAATAGATGTTGATTGTCTTCAGTAACAATTGAGTCTGGAGATGTGTCTGGTTCTAAACTAAGTCCACCACCAACTACAGCAACCTTTGCAGTAAGACTTGCGCCTTCTGTTCCAGTTAGATTGAATACAAGATTATCACCTACGGTATATCCTGTACCACCATCCTCAATTAAAATTTCATTTACTGAACCTGGCGATATAGATTCAATCCTTGCAGTCGCAGCATTATTACCACCAGCACCAATAGTTACAGTATCACCTATACTATAATAAGAACCCCTATTGGTAATATCCTGTCCTGTAACAATACCTTTTACTACACCAGCAATCTCTAAATCTCTTGCAGTGTCGATTGAAGTTATTATTTCACCTTCAACAAAAGTTCCAACGATGGAGTTTTCATCAAGACTAAGTTCAGCAATGTCCGTAGCGCCTTCTCTAAACTTAATAACAGTTATAAGAATAGCAGTCGCTCCAGAAGTCGCACCAGTTATAAATTCACCAATAGCAGTTGTAAAATCTGAGTTGCCAGTTTCCGTTACACGAATAACTTTGTCAGTAGACCACTCACCATCAGATGAACGTAATAGATTATCTCTTGGATAAAGTATCTCTGGTTCTTCGTTGAAAAGAATTCTAAAGAATAACTTGTGGGCGTCAGCAGTACCTTTGGCTGCATACAAGTCTTTAATACTCTTGATAAGTTTTCTTTTCTCCGTACCTTCTGCTAAGGTATTCGGAATAGACTCCATAAGCGAGTCTCTAAACTTATCAAGAAAACTATAAACTGTATTATCAACATCTGCATATTCTAACATCTGTTGAATGTTTTGTACAGGGTTTGCACGATAGGATACTACGGTTGTTGTTGCACCAGAAGTAGAACCTGTTACCGTCTCTCCAGTTTCAAATCTTTGTTGGGATGTAATGAATAGTCTGTTGTTTGCATCAAAGTCATCAACAAGAACTCTTGCAGTCGCTTTAGATTTAGAACCGATAATAGTTTCGCCAGCAACAAACTTACCAGCAGATGATTCTAAAACAACTTTTAATTCTGTTTCATCCAGAATATAATTTTTAGATATTGTCTCTTCTACAACATAATCATTAGAACCAGATACTACCAGTTCACCAGCTTCTAAAAACTCATAATAGTATTTTAGGAATAAAGAGAATACAGGATGATCTGCCTTGATAAATCCAGGCAGTTGATCTTGTATGTGCGGTGATACTTTATTCTTTAAAGTTGGACTAGTCATTTATAAAACCTTGCTAGTATGTATTCTGTGTTGTAGTATATCCTGTACCAGCAGAAGAACCGCCAGATACAATAATATCAACAGTGCCATCAACTGATGTATTTCCCATATCAATTTCAAGTAATTGATTTCTCACAGATACAATATCATTGGAAGCAGGAAGTATGTCAATTGAAATTGAACTTCCTACAACTGAAGTAATAGTTAAGTCAGTAAGAACAATCTTACCTGTTGCATAATCAATTGTTCCCGCTGTACTGTCAACATAGTTTCTAGTAGTACCACCAACCAAATAGTAAGTTCTAATATTACCAATACCATCATCATCTAAAAATAATGTGTTTGTGTTTGTAGAAATAGTAAATCCTGTGGATGAAGTAATACCACCCATAGCACTATTATGTCCAGTGTGCGGATTATATAATGGATTGTTAAAATCAATAACGTATTGTGTAACAGTATTTAATACTGGTGTCAATATTTTATTAAGAGTAATTCTTGTTGTGTTAGATAGTATGGAACCATCAGAAGCATCAATCAACCTAGAAAGTTTTGAATGTCTAAACACAACATCAAAGTTTTGCAAATCACTTGTATTATAATCGTCTATTGTTTTTCTAACAAGAGATTCGATATCTCCGACAGACTTTGTGGTTGTCTTACTATCAAACTTAAAATCTGTTCTTAGTTTAATCTTTGTAACCTCTGGATTAATAAAGGTAGGACGTATAGATGCAACATTATATTTTTTCAAATCATTTGCAATACTATTCTTTTGAGCTTGTGTTAAGTTAACACCAGACTTAGTTCTTACAGATAGAAACACCTGTCCATAAATTGGTGGATCGTTGTCTTCACCACCCCACACTTGAACCGATTTAGTTCCAGCATATACTTGAGGAAGAATTGTTTTATAGTCTTGTGTAGTTACTGCTCTACCTTGAGATGAATAATCTAAAGGAGCATTAAACTTAATAGAAGAAATAGTTTCTGATTCAGCACCACCTCGTGCTGCAATCAAAGTAGCTACAGTTACATCTGTCTCACCATCAACAGAAGTTGTGGAGAAAGTATTTGCACCGTTTGCTTTTGTTTTGTTTGTTACAACATATTGCAGTTGAATAATATTTCCATTTGAAATTGCACTACCAACAACACCATCCCCAAAGTAAACTTCAAACCTTCCGTCACTGCCTTCTTGAAGGAAGTATACGTTAGCACCAGAAGTTACTTGAGTAATATCAGTTGCGAGAGTATATACAGTAGTCGTTACATCACTCGCTGAATTTTGTACGGATACATTTAGAGTTGTAGTATCTCCACGAACATCAGATACTAAAAACTTCTGTTCAATATTATTTAAGTCAACAGTATATCTAGAAGTAATAAGAGTTCCTTCGTATACTGGAATGTTTGCAAATCTCATCACACCGTTTGATGGTGTTACAGATACATCATCGTTAGTAACAAATCCATATGTACTTCCATCCACCTTAGTTGTGAACCGTGTTCCTTTAGCAAGGGTTGCACTGATTGCTGATGAAGAGTTTAATGTTACGTCAACGTATGCGACAGGAGCTCGACATGAACGAGGAGTGTATCCTAATTTCTTTGCATGAGATACAACTGAAGAGCGAAGAGTTGCACTATCTAAGAAAGATTCGTTCATTGCAAAGTTGGCATTCATTGCAAGGTAATGTGTATTGTACGCAAGTAGATCAATGATTTGAGATAAACCAGAACCTTCAAAGTTATAGTCCGTAAACTCATTCTGATTTTTCATGTATGTCTTTAGATTGTCTTTGATTAAATCAAAGTCTAATTCAGTGACTTGTAATTTCTTTGCCATATTATGCGCTCTTCTCTAATTGTTTTAACATCATCTCAGTCTTTCCAAATTAACTTCCATCTCAATAAGTCCAGCTGGAGAATTGATAAGATAAAATTCAATAATAACATTGTATCCATTTCTATCAATGTTTGCATCAACTCTTACTGATGCTAACTCAACTCGTGGTTCAAAATTTACGATACACTCTTCAATGTATATTGATAAACTGTCAGCGGTAGATGTATCTACAGGTTCGAATAGTGTCTTTCTAATATCAGAACCAATCTCTGGGTGAAACGGACGTTCATAAAAATCTGTGTTAATGAGATTACGCACACTTCTCTTTACTGCATCAGCATCTGTCAATCCAGCAATGTCTCCAGTGATAGGGTGTCTTGTGAAAGACAAACTAACATCCTTATACTTTCTAGTTGCCCTAGATGGTGACGCAGACGCATCACTAAATGAGTTTGGGGTAAGTGCCATTTAAATCTCCTTACTTCTATTTATAACGAAAGTTAGAGATTAACGAACTCTCTATTGGCAATATGATTCTCTTCAATATCTTCTTTAGATTGTCCGTGGTATGCAACTGCATGGTGTTCTGCAATCATATTCTCATTAAGAATACTTCCATCTTCCATTCTGAACTGTCCAAGTATTCTACCATACTTACCTTTACCATCTTTAACAGTGACAAGTGTTTGAATTGAACCAACAGGCATACGATCTGTTACATACTTCTTAGCTGCAAGTCCATACTTCTTTTCTTCTAAGTCTCTTGTCCTAGACTCTGGTGTGTCGATACCAAAGAAGCGAATCCTTTGTTTCTTTAACCAAACTCCAAATCCCAAATCAATATCAACATCTGTAGTGTCGCCATCAATCACTTTAATTATTTTACATTTATATTCGTACATTCATTTCTCCTTATCCAGCAGATACATTTCCGCTGCCTGCTGTCATAGCGCCAGCATCTGCTGCATCACCAACTCTTCCTACAGGTTTACCATTAACTGTAACCGTACCAGAACCAGCCTTTAATGTCTCAACATGTGGTGGACATAATGGTGGACTGTGTGTATGTACAACTGTAGGAGCGCCAACTACGATTATATTTATACCGTTAGCTGTGACAGTTCCATCTGTATTGGAAGTATCAATAGTTGTAGATGCAGTACATCCGTGTCCTGTATCCAATGCATCACCTTCTCTACATACTGCTGGCATATATCTTTTCCTATGC